TCTGAACCTTGTACTGGGTTAGATAATCCTGTAATGGTAGCAGATGTACCAGCATTCATATCCAATGAACCATTTATAGTTACATTATTAAATGAACTTGATCCCGAACCTGCTGTTACGTTACCAGCTACATCACCTGAGACTGCGCCAGTGTGAATACCTGCTGTGTTACCCGTGACATTACCTGTCACTGCACCAGCAATTGGGCCTACAAAGTTAGTAGCCGTTACAGTAGTACCTATTACTGTACTAGCAGAAGCAGCACCAATCTGTGTAGCGTCAATGTTACCACCATTAATATCTACTGTTGTAGCTACTACATTTGTAAATGTTCCTACTGCAGGGGTTGTACCACCAATAGTAGTGTTATCAACAGTTCCTCCATTGATATCTGCAGTATCTGCTACTAATGAATCTATGTAAGCTATACCATCAATGTATAGATTTTTAAATTGCTTTGCAGAAGAACCTAAGTCCATATCATTATTAACATGAGGCTCTACAGCTCCATCTTTAATAACAAACTGTTTAGTAGAGGTCCCACCAACAGATACATATAGATCAATAGTGCTATCTGTAGTATTTACTACTACCTTGTTTATTGGGATAGCTGCTCCAGCATCTCCTACAAGGGCAATAACAGGGCCTTCTAGCGCAGATCCATCGTGCTTGTGTCCTGCAGTATTACTGAACGCTGTAACCAGTACGTCAAACTCATTATTAGTGTCGAACTCTTCTATTACGTCACCATCGACATAGAGTTCTTGACGATTATATCCAGCCATGCGGCCTCCTGTGTGTTATTGTCGCCCATTAACAAAGTAGGTTATAGCCATACCTTGTATAGAGTAGTTTGCAGATCCTATTGAAGCTACTTTAATATTAAATGTTTTACCACTACCTTCTACTAAAACCCTTTCATAGGGATCTTTACTTCGACCATATATAGCTGTCCCATAGTTTGTTTCACTATAGTAAGCTGATCCTGTGTGGTCTACTTCTATCCTATAACCCGGAGGGCTTCTGGAGGGATCTGCCACATCATCATAAGTAAGCTTAATACTAGTTGTGTACCCTGTTGTAGATTTAGCATATAGCTGAATAGCATGCAAGGTCTTACGGAACCCAGAATCTCCTAAACTTATTTCGGGAGTTTGGTATACAGCCGGTATATCGGCTCCATTAAATTTATCAGTAACATCATGTAAATATACAAAGTCATCATTTGATGCATGGTAAGATACTTCTTTACCTGCGGAAGTATACGAAGTCTGTACACTATAACAGGGGAGCCCCCTATATTCGCACCACTCCCATTGTAGGCCACCTTGACCTCCTCGGAGAACTCCTCCAATTCCTTTCTGGGCTTTTGACAACTCTCCAGCTTTGTGGAAAAAAATTCTGTAGTTGTTTCTGTTTCTTATAACCGTAGAGGATATAGTATATTGATTAAGATTTACTATATATTCATGGAGTAGTGGGTTTATTTTTACAGACAGTGTACTCAAAGATACGTCACCAATTCTAGCTGTTGCAGCTATGGTTCGTATGCCATCAGGGGCTAAGAACACCAAGTCACCACCGACTTCTTGGATACTATCTCCTGATATACAGCCTATATTTCTAGTAACGTCTTGTATTGTTTGTTGGGCTGAGTTTCCTAAGCTGATTACTTCAGAGATTTTATTTCGTCCAAAGATCATTAAATTCTTACGAAAGCCTTTGGCCCATATAAGTTCATCAGCATTATCAATAAATCCACCACCAGCAAAATCTAATGGGTTAAAAAGATTAGAGTAGTGGAGTAGTGTTTTATCTGTAGAGAAGCCTCCGGCAACCATTCTATCATTATGTACCTCTATAAAAGTAGGGTACTTTATTGTGCTAGAAGGCCACTCAGAGGCTATACTGTTTTCATACTTATACTCTAACGTGCTTGTACCTCTGATCGTTAAACGACTTATAGGGTTAGTTCCTAAAGTGTCACAAAAGAGTAGCTCTAAGTTTGTACCATTATGATACTCTACAAATCTATACTGCTCTGTTGAAGAGGTATTTCGGTTTAAGCTTGCTAACGGGGCTAGAGTAGTAGCGTTATGAAAAGCTCCTGCTGTATTTTTATTAACTTGAATCCAGCTATTTCCATCTTGAGAGAAATAGATCTTTCCTCCCTTAGTACATACCGCTCCATCGTAATAAGAGTAGACAGATGTTACTTTAGCTGAGATAGCTCCTCCGGGAGCTGCTGTTCCAAACTTCTGATAACCTCTTACCTGTTCATATCCTGAAGATACAGTCGGTTGAAAGTTCATAAGTCGGGCTGCTAATCCGGGGGTTTCAAATAATTCAATAGCACTAGATACTGTATCTAAGCCGCCTTCCGATTTAAGGAGGAATGTTTTTTCTTCACTTGACATAGTGCCCTCTTAAATTGCTCTCATACGAGTCCGTTGGAAGGGTGCAAGCTTTTGTTGCATACTCATTAAACCACGTTGATAAGAGTTCTTAGCTTTCTGCGCTTTAGCATCATTTTCCTTAAAGTCCCACAAATAATATCTAGCACGGTCTACTAGCACTGTGTAGTATTGGTCAGGGAAAGGTAAGGTATCACTATAAGCAGATAAAAACCCAGAGTGGGTCCATGCATAAAAGTTTACAGTATATGCTTTATCTGGTACAGGAGATAGTCCAAAGAGATTCTTTTCTCCTGTCATAATAATCTTAGAAGGTGTAGCAACAGCGTCATCTTGATAATCTTGTGATCGGTATGTATCATTCCAAGCATCATAAGATATACTTTTTAATGGTTGGTGTAGATTTACTCCATCACTTATAAAAAACGTATCAAAGTCTACATCTACAAAAGGCTCTTCACCTGCTGCTAAGACTTTAAAATTATAAAATTGTGTCCCACTTACAGTGGTAACGGCCCTAGGTGCTTGGATAGTTCCAGCCTTTAGCCACTCCCATTGAGTCCCTATATTAACAATATCCATTAAAGATCTGTTAACAGACTCTTTTACAAAAGCTTGTAGCCCCCTTACGTTACTGAAGGCTGATGCGGATACAGGAACTTCGTTTGCATCTTGAAGGACTATATTAACGATATCTAAATAGGTCTTAGCCATACAAGGTCCTTATAAATAAAAAAAAGGGAGAGGGATTACTCCCGCCCCCTTTAGGTCACTAACTTACTTGCTTATGCAGGGTAAGTGATGTGAGCTACGCATAAAGACTCAGGACGTACAACTGAACGAGCATAAACATGCAAGCCGCGTACAACGTCACCAAAAGTAGTTTGGTTACGGAAAGTCTCAGTGTTGGTGATTGCAGAAGCTGTTGCTACTGCGCTCATGTGACCAGCCATCAAGATATCAGCGCCTACTACCGGAGTACCACCTGTTGAGGTGTATACTGGAGCGTTGTTAGTCTTGTGGATACGGAAGCCGCGTAGAGGGGCTGCCATAACTAAGCCGTTCTTCAAAGAAGCTGCGCCATCGTTGTAATCAGTGCTGATTAACTTAGAGCTAGATTGTACTAGGGTCTCTAAGAAACGAGGACTAACAACAAGCCAACGGCCTTCTTCTGGAACTTCTTGCTCATCCAACAAACGGGCCATCTTAGATAGCAAGTTTAGTGGATCTTGCTGACCGGATGCAAATCCTACAGTTAAGATGTTAGCAGTAGCCTTGTCGTTAACTTGGTTTGCTGCTAAGGCTTGGGTAGCCATGTAGTCTAATACTTCTTGGTCAAACTTATTCTTTAGACCATAAGCACCACCACTTGTAGCTAGCTCTTTCCAGTTAACGTGAGACAACTTCTCTTCTAAGTCATCAACATTAAAGCTAAAGTAGTTAGCTTGGTCAATGGTTAGAGTTAATTCGTTATCAACTAACGCCTGAGCTGCTACAGTAGCACCACGGGTGTAAGAAGAGACTGTGATAGTAGGCTCTTTGATAACTTTAACAGTATCGCCATACGCAGAAATCTCACCTAGATAATCGTTGTTTGTAATACCTTCTACTACGGATGCTGTACGAAAGAACTTGAGGGCTTTTTGACTATAAATAGTTGCCAACCAGTTACCTGTACCGCCACCTGAACCACCATAGTTAGTGGTTGCTGAACCTGCGAAATTAGACATTAATTACTCCATTAAGAATTAAAATCCACCCTACCTTCGTTGAATGCGAGATCTATTTCATTCTCTAGCTTTTCATACTTTTTAGGATGGAGACTTTTGATTGTACTTGCTTTCCAAATTTTCTTACCGCCTGATACATCTGGAGAACCGCCAGTACCCACGGCATCAGCCGCAGATTCAGAAGTCTTTTTAGATTTGGTATCATTTTTAACGCCAGTCTTTACCTTATATAGGTCAAGAGCAGTGATAGCTAGGTCGGCATCATTGGGGTTATCATAAACCCACCGTTGTACTTCTTGCGTCTGTGCTTGAGCCCATTCGTGAAACTCATCTGAGTTCACAACTTGGTCGAAGTCAGGGTGAGCTTTAATAATCTGAGTTTTAGCTTTAATCGCCTTAGCCTGATTAGTATCTGTCTCAATATCATCCAACTTGGAGGATAGAGGAGCTGCTACGGAGGCTCCTGCTTCCCGTGCAATGGTTTGCATCATACGGTACTGGTCAGGGTTGCGTTCCATAAAGTCAGCGATTTCTTCTGGTGAAGATAAAGATACTTTAGACTGTTGCGATGTTTCTAAGTCCTGACGAAGAGTGTTTAACTGTTTGTCAGAATACGATTGTAAATCCCGGTAACGCTTTTCCCAATCTACACCTTGCTTTTGAGTACCGCTAGAATCTCCTGCTAGTGTACTAGAGCTGGACTCGACTCCTGCTTCTAGTTCTGCATTTTCTTCAACGATGTCAACGACCTTTTCATCAATAGATTCTTGGTCAAGTTTGGTATAAGGTTTTGCGATAAGACTAGTCATAAAAATAACTCCTTAAGTCTGTAATGTGTGAGGTGCCAAAAAGGTCTCCTTCACAGAGTTGTAAGGGTTTATACACTAGGGGTTAGCGAGATGCCTTCCTAGTGTTTTGCAAAACTTCCGGCAGTTTTAGCAGAGATTCGAGTCTTCTGATTTCTCCACGGAAGCGCATAGAATCGTCCTGATTTGTAGTATTGATTAAGGCTTTCACCATTTTATCATGCTCTACATGGATGTATTCTTTAAATACATCCCAGTCAGGTCCGAATACTAAGTTAGAAAGCTTAAGGATGTTCATCCTATACGCCCTCTGCTGCATTACCTACCTCTAACGCGCCACCTGAGGAAAGGTTATTGCCTGTAAAGCCTTGTGTTCCGGGAAGAGGGGCTGCTTCTCCACCTGCTGGTGGTGGTGCTCCGGGGCCTCCTTGAGGCTGTTGCATAGCTTGTTGACCCATTAAGGCTGCATATATTTGAGCCTCTTCTGGGTTATTAAGTATTTCATCTGGGTCAATATCCATAGATATTGCTAGCTCTTTAAGTACCGTAGGGAATCTAACTAGGGGAGCTAGTCCGGGATTAGCAGAGATTTGCAAGAAAGTCTGTAATCTTTGAGATCTAACCTCTTTCATCTGTAGAGAGCTACTTCCTTTAGCTACAACCTCTAATCCTCCTACTACTTCAGGCATATCTTCTGAATTAAACTGCATATTCCAGTTAAAATAGGCTTCACCTAAAGGTCTTAACAAATAATCGTCAATATTTCGGATAACTGTCTTAATATTTAAGCTAGAGTTGTTTAATAGCATAGACATGCCACTAGATGTACGTCCATACCCCTGTACACCTGTCTGCCCATGAGCAATTGAGGGTATTCCGGTAGCTTCATCAGCATGTTGACGGAAACTTTGCATCATTTGTAGGTTTCCGGGAGCTGTATTGGGGAAGTTTATACCGTGGACTGCTTGTCCTGTACTCCCTGCCATACGTTTAAAGATTTTTCCGGGGTAAATAGACATATCTTCTCCCTGAACAAGAGAACTTTCGTCTACATCAAATACTAAGTTGCCAGCTAGGGCCGCATTCTCTACTGCCATACGAGCAAAGCCATTAATCATTGACTGTGAGTCTTCCATAGCCTCTGGAACGCCTGTACCATTCAATTGATAAGGCTTTTCTTCATATGGTGTGATGTAGTATGGTATTTTTGCTGGTAAAAAGGGGTTTAGTGTTAAGCGGATAACTTTAGAGTTAGAGTACCATAGGTTAACTTGGACCATATCCTCTGCCATCTCTGGAACTTCTAGTCCATGCTCACGAACTTCATCAACAGGCATGTATCCCCAATACTCCCAGACCTCAAATAGGTCTTTAGACTCATCTGCAGAAGTGTTAGACCGTAGCTGTGATTCATAATTACTTTGTGTGTAGTTAGATCCAGCCGCAAGGATTTCATCAATAGCCTCTTTGTCAAAATGAGGTCTACGCTTTAGTGCAGATAGTTTACGATAAGTCATGGGGTGTTTTTCAGCTACCCATTCAGCATCTTCTACATACTCAGCAGAGGGATCTACATATAAGTTCCACATAGATACAAAGCTAGTCTCTGGAGCACGACGCTCAAAAGGTACATACTCCATCTCTTGAGTTTCTTCATTGCGTTGCCAATTGTGTGATCTCTTGGTAACATTGAAAGGACCTTTCATTGCACCTACACCTAGTAGACACATCTCAAATAAGGTCTTACGAAATTCAATACGAGCTTTAGAAGATGTTAGCTGATCTTGGATTAAGTTATCCATCTTACGAGCAGCTTCTTTAGAAGGGCTTATCTGAGGTTGTCCAGCTCGTGCTGGGCCTTCAACAATACCTTGAGGCTCCTCATCTCCTTCTAATCCTCCTAAGAATTTAATATCTGCTATAGAGGCCCCCGGAGCTAGGTCTCGACCATCTCCCTCAAAGCCCATATCTAGAGCATCCATTAGGCCAAAGTCTTCTTGTGTTTCTGGCTTTTCTTCTGGAGCTTCTTCTGGAGTTATCTGTTCTTCTCCTAAGTGTGCAAACTTAGATGCACCTTCAGGCGCTTCAAAGCTAGTTATTTCAATAGGAAAACGGGTATCACTTAGTACCGCTTCTGTTAATTGTGCAAACGCTGCACGAGTCTTTACTGTGGTTGTTCGTAAATATATCTTAGACAGTTCTGTTTCAGACCGTAGTTCATTTCCACTAATATCTTCAGCACGGAAAGCTTGTATATTCTTAAACCACTGGGACTCCATTTCTCCACGGGCAGATACCGCTTCTTGGACTTTGCTATCTACTTTAGCAGCAAGTCCTGAAATCATAAATTCTCTTTCTACTGCATCATCTTCGTCGAAGTTGATATCAGATCTAGCTAGCATTTCTTTAGCTAGCTCTCCCGGACTCGTGATGGCCGATAATGGCTTTTTTTCAACTGGCATAGTAACTCCTAATTATTTATGGATAGGCGTTGCGCCTTATGAAAACATCTCATTGATGTGTCCCCAAGCATTCTTCTGCTTGGTTAAAGATAAGATCTGGTCAGTTGTCTGCTGGCGGGGACGCGACATAATCGCATAGCGCAGAGCATCATACAGGTCGTTGTGGTTTCCGTTCATACGGGTCTGTTTAATATCTTCTTTATCAGGGTGACGACGTAAGGATTGAATTTCTTTAATTAGCTTAGGGCATGACTCTAGTATAACTAATCCCGGAGTTTCCTCATCATCTAAAAGCCGAAGTCGGCTATGTATTTGAACTTTACCCCCTTCTCTGTTTTTATCAGCTCTACGCATTCTAAGTCCTGCCCTTTGCATAGACTCACCGATGGTAGGTCCAATATGTCCTGTCTTATTCCATACAGACCAATCGACAACATGATCCACATTGACAAGTTCCTCAGACTCCTCGTTTAAAATAATTCTTGCAAAGGAGTCTCCTACTAGCCCTGACTGTGCAAACTCTTTGTATATAACAATCTGACCATTAGCTGGGTTAACTGCACCCCAGACTGCAGCCGACTGGTCTGAGTAACCATAGTCTACACCACAGAAACGTGACCAGTGCTTGGGAACAAACTCTGCTCCATCTATTACATGAGTTGATATACTAAACTCAGGGAATGCTGAATCATCACTGACTGTCCAATCCCCATAAAGTAATTGTCTCTTTTCTACATTACTCATAGACTTAAGCATCTTAACATACTGCCCTTCACCTTTTTGATAGATGTAGGGGTTGTCTGATACTAGACTTGGTATGAATCTATATGTTAATCCTACTGAGTCTCGGTATGTAGTGTTAGCTGGGGCTGGGTCAATAAACCTTTCCTTTACCCACAGAGATCCGGGGTTAGCTGTACATCGTATAGCAGGTTTAATTGGTAGGGTTGTACGAAGACGAGACTTTAGGTAGTCAAACCCTTCTGGGGTTTCTTGTAGCCCTAGCTCATCAAAGCCAATCCATGCATACTGCTTGCCTTGATACTGATATTTATCTGAAGGGCTGTCTAGGAATCCGAACTCTAATATGGCTCCTGACGCAAACCTCCAAGTCTTCTCTTGTGTATGATACTTGCACCCTTTAAACATCTGTGGATACAACTCTCGGCTAATATCTATTAGCTCTCGTAACTCTGGCATTGTTCTTCGTATCAGTATTCCTCGATACCCTTTTATGTGGGCGTACCGGACTGCATCAAATAGTAATGCGTAACTCTTTCCACCACCAGCCGCCCCACCATATAAGACGATATCTTCGTTAGCAGATATAAAGTCATACTGCTTAGGTGTAGGAAGGAATGCAATTTTTCTTGAAGAGTTAGCTGCCTCTTCCATAGCCTGTTCATAATACTCTGTAAGAATCTCTGATGATTCTTTCTGAGATAAG